CGCATAACTTTTTAACAGTTATCTGGTTATTGCTTACACCACCTATCGTTACACCGCTTCCGTTTGTTAAACTCAATGCAAGAACACCACCACATCCCTTACGAACCTGGATATAGACTGTTGCACCAACCAGATTGATCGGTGTAGTATCTGCCAAAAGAGTAAACACCTGTTGCCAAGTGTCATTTCTCCATATCTGTATATCCAATTTCCCAGGTCTAAAATCAGTTGCCATTTCCGTTTTCTTTAAATAGTATTAAGATGGATATGTGTAGTCTGTTGGAACAACACACCTATTTTGCAGGTAAGGGAGATCAATTGATATTGTTGCATTAACTCCTGCCAGGTATTCTGGTGTATCTTCTATAAAAAAGTTTAGAGTTACAGAATCTTGTAAAACGAAACTATATTCATTATAGTGCAGTTGTGCAATTATATCCTGGGCAGTCAATAACTGATCTGATAATACCTCTTGCTCATTAGACTGTTCTGGTAATACCCTATCGCAAAAAAACATATTAAAACTGACTGTGGATGTTTTACCATTAATAGATGCCCCACTAAGATCAAAGAACAATGCAGGATATACATTATCTGTACCCTTACTTAAGAAGTCAAATGCGGTTCCGTAATACGTTGTTTTGATTTGCTGATGGGCATTTCCCAGGTCCTCTATTGTCTTTATTATTTGGTTTAATGTCATCCTTTTTTATTTTTTCAAGATAAACCCTCAGTTTCTCCTGGTTTTTTTTGGTATATGTTTTATTCGCCACAACATCTATTTACGTTACCTTGATATTTTTCCTCAAATGTTTTATACCGATAACAATCGTGATCACCTAACCATATTGTAGTTGTGTAACCATCATTGTCTGGAACAATTGTATCTACACCTGTGCCTGGGTTTATGTATTCTGGATATTTAGCACTTGCCTGTGATTCTTGTTTTAAGAACTTGATCAGCCTTTGCTTATAAAATTCTGCCCTTGCTGAGTAACGATTCGCTACATCTGCCAAATCTGATGCACTTGGTTCTGTCTGGTTATCTCCAGATTTCCTTACCACTCCCTTATTATAGAACTGATAGGATAATGCCATTGGCAACTCACTCATTACATAATAAACCAGGCAAGGTGTAATATATGCATTTAGCAATGTTTCCTCATCGCAGTTCAAATCACCACACTCAATGCCATCCTGTAATCTCTCATACAATGCCGTACCCAATGCAGGTAAAATATAGGCATCCTGGGCATACAATATGTCTGGAAAGACTAACTTAGGATCAACATTAACGTGCAATCCTGTCCTATCCTTGATCGTATCTACTGAAATGAAAAGTATGTTCCTGCTCATTATTTCTTCTTTTTAACTACTACGTTCCGAACCCATTGGTGCCTACACGATGGAGAATCACCCCACCAACCACCACCTCTATCAAATACTGAATACCCAAGCCTGGCAGTCATTAATTCTATTCCGTTTCTACTCCACAATCTATCCTCTTCCATTAACTTTCGGCAAAAGGACCTGGATGGATGTGTACGTGAATCCCTTTGTGATGTTGGTACAATAGGCTTCCATTCATAGGAATACCTAATCTCAAATGTTGTAATTTCCATATCATCAACCAACTTGCTTAATGGTTTGGTCAGTTTACGTTCTTCAACTTCTGGATTGTAACTAACTGCTCCAGATTCTACTAAATAAGACAACCTGCCCTGTACAATATCCCTGCTTTTACCAACCGCCTTTGCTATGTCATCAATACTGATCTTTTTGTCTTTATCAATCAAAGCAAGGATTTGCTTGTCTAATGTCTTGTCTATTGTAATATCTTCTGCAAATGCATCCTTACTGCTAAAAACAGTCTTTGATGCAATAATATGATAGTCACTTTTGGGTTCACCAACCTCTCTAAATAGTCCAATTACTGTATCCTCATCCAATGCTGAGAAACTAAAATCCTCAGTTTCTGGATCATTATCTATTCCCAGCATTGCGTTGATCTCATTATCTGTCATACCAAGACCTGCTTTGAGCATAGTAACTGCAATCTCTTTGGTAATCTTACCCTGGGAAAACTGCCTAATTACCCTCATTAACTGCTGATATTGCCTACCACTTAGGTTCTTAAGGTTATCATTCACCTCAACTTGTTCTTGCGTTGTTGAAGGCTGTGTTGCCCCCTGGGGCATATATTTAGTAACATCAATACCTGCTTTTTCAAGTAACCACTCTTTCGGTGCAATCTGCAACAATGCCGATTCACTTAACTCAAAACCGATAGGTTCAACAGGGATAATACTGATCTCTGATTTAGCACCCTTTAGGATTGCCAATTCATTAAATATTGATTCCAGAAACTGTTGCTTATCGTTTACATATGTGTTCTTAAATATCTCATAAGAATCCCTCATCTGTGTCCTGCTTCCTAACTGACCAGGTTCTGCAATACCAAAAAGACTTGGTGATGTAATCTGATGCCCAGCAAACAGGTTATTTTGAATAATAAGATCAACTCTTGTAAAGTCTTCCTTAGTTATATCTGATGCTCCTAAATCCTCAATTATAGGTTTTCTTGCTGGATCAGTTGTAAATGATAGGATAAACTTTTTACCATCACTACCGCTAAACCTGTCTGTAAACCGCCTTTCAATATTCCTTTTTTCATCTGGCGAAGGTTCACCATTAGGCAATGTTATAAGTTTGGATGCACTGAAACCGGTCTGAGCATTCCCCAGAACGTGCCGTGAGACTTCTATATCGGATTCTATATAGTTCAGCGCACCCATATATCCTGGTAGAGCATATGTGTCTAATCCTGGTCTATACTCTTTAATGTAAAGTATTTGCTTACCCTGTCTGACCTTCGTGTTGAATGCCATCATAGGGATCAATTCATCCTTTCTCTCATTCCAATCTTTTTTATACCAGAATTGAGTATTGTCTGTATTGGACCTAATCTTTGTATAATCAATATGCAATACATCTGTCAACATCCCACCCGTTACTGACCAGATAACTTCCAGGTAGGCACCACCGAATATCTCAATATCAATAGATACCTTTCTGGTCAAATCTGCTAATGATTCAAACTGGTTAGGTTGTGCAATAAACTGATCAGCAACAGGATCAACTTGATCTGACTTCCATCCGTTACCAATAATGTAATTGACTTTACCCTTTACAATAGCATTATGCTTTGCACTCTTATTGTACAATGCCAAAAGGTAGTTTGGGTAATCATTCTTTTCGCCAAACTCAATATAACCCTTGCCCCTCTTTTCCCTGTATTCTGGTTGTCTTGCTTCCTGGAAATTTAATATAATCAGATCATTCATCATCGTGTAATATATGTATTATCAACCTCGTGTTGTGTGTACTCAAATGTAGTTGCTGGTGATAGTTTCATAATGCCTTCTTCCAGTAAACCAGTTGCCTGGTTATAATCTAAATTGTATGCACTTGATTGCTCATAAACAAAGTATAACCATTCTCCTATATTGCCTAATCCAAAATACTTAGGAACCTTTATGCTGAATTTATTATACCTATCCTTATAAAGTGATACATCAGTTGCAAATAACAATACAAAAACAACCTCATCTCTGGTTGTCCTATTCACAAAACGAAATAGATAATTAGGGGAAGCAAGTGTCTGCTTCTCAGTTAAAGTGAGGTAAATAAACTCAGTTGCCCCTTGTGTCAGTTGTATCATTGTATCTAAATAGGTATTGCCATATCTTTTACCCAAAAAGAAAGGCAACCACTTGGGTTGCCTCTGCTTAGTCCAAAAACTTCATATTTACGCAGTCAGTCCTGCAATAATAGAACTTGTTACTTCTGGAGCAAGTGCTGGTTCGTTACCTGTAAAAGTAAGTGTGTAACCATTACGATCACCAAAAGCTGTACCAGTTGCACCATTTCCAGCAGTCAAATCAGCACCATTGACCTTGCCGAGCAACCAATACTTATCATTTCCATCCTGTACAACCGCAAGCAGATTGCTTTTTGCAAGGAGCAATATCTCATTCCTTGTTGATGCTTGTAGTTTATTTAGGATAATTGTTAATTCTTGAGCATAGAATACTGTACCATTTTCAACAGAAGCAGTTACGTTTTCAGTAAGAGAAGAGGTTTGCTTCACAAGTTGGTACTTGTAGAAAACCTTTCCAACCGCTTTTGTGATTGTGGTTACAACTCCAGATGCTTCTGTAATAGTGGTTACATCTGCGAATGGGATAAACCATACCGCCTTAATACCACCAATGGATTCTTTACAATCCAGAACATATCCTTGAGTGAGTGCACACGGCATATTATAAAATTTTATAATAAAAGTAAGGGATGGATACCACCCCCTACCTTATTGTTAATTAAACGAAGAACTTAACGATCTCATCTGGGAATGCAAAGTTGATACCCATTTTGAACTCAGAAACGAAACGTACCTGGTCAGCTTCCTTGGCATAGAAGATTTCAAATCTTTCTTCCTCATTCAAAAGGTCTGTACCCAAGAAGAAGTTAGAAATCCTTGCTGCAACGATATCACCGCTACCATTCAAACCTTGTACTGCGATTACACGAACATTGGTACCAGGGAGGAAAAACTGACCATTGGCAGCCTCATCGTATTTGTAGTGGAACAGATTTGATGACTTCAACTTTACAGTATAGGTGCGGAAAACATCCATACCACAGAAGATAGCAACATCATCCTTGTCAACAACAGAAGCAGGGATTGCTTTGTAGATGTCATCAAAAATGCTGATTACGTTTGCATCAGTAATTGCAGTTTCTACAACACCATGCAATGCAACACTATTTGCATTAATAACTGATCCACCTGCTGCAGTGATCAAGGTTGTGATACCATTGAACTTGTTTAAGTTTA